TGGACCCGCAGCATTTCAAGCGGCACATTGAACTTGAGAGTCTCGGTGGCGAGTTTGCTTCGCTCGATGCCGGCTGATGCGCCAATGTGACTGTTGAGAATTTCGCCAGAAGGAATAACGGTGTAGAGCGGCATTTTGACCTCCTAAAATCCCATTGAGTTGAAACTGATTGTGTTGAACACTTGGAACTCTAACCATCTAGCTTGAGTCTGGTCGGCCAACTTGCTTCCATCGTCGTTTAGCATTACCGGCTCAACTACGTCTTTGCCAGCATCGTCCTTGGCCCGCGTAATGCGGTTGTTTTTTCGAACGTAAAACCCTTCGTGACGAACACGCTTCCACCACGCCTTTTCATTAGTCGTATTGTACGGCTTTCGTGAATGAATCTCGATAGACACGTTCGCATACGGAGTATCGTCAGCCCACTCTTCGCTTGCGCTGATATTTGCAATCCGCAGCGTACCGGCAGGGAATCCGAAAAACGTGTCTGAGTTCACGCAGTCAATGTAGGCGTAAAACGTCGCTGGGTCGAAGAATCTAAAACGCTTTGTTAGGCGAATTCCCAGATCGGAAATCGGTCGGGACACTCCATAGATTCGCTCGCCGTTAACCGTCGTTATCGCTCTGCCATTGACGTCCTCTTCGATTGGCTCATCGTTCGTAATTGAAAACGTCTCTATTTCGGTTGGCTGATTTGTTGGTCCTGAGTTGTCTCGGTACGGCGAAGAGATGTAGCTAACTGATGCTTCCCAGTAAACCGGACCCTTCTGCGTAATTGCTACCTGCTGGGCATACAGCCCCAAGAATAACGGGTGGCCTGACCTCTCCCGTGGAACGCGATAGTCGGCTTCAACGACTGCGAGATTGTCTTGCGGGCTCTCGGTAAAAATATTGAACCCGCGAGATGCTGTCCCAGAGATACGGCCCTTGTCGTCAACCGTCTTCGTTAGACCGGAGCTGAATGTTTCATCGACGTAACGAACTGCCATGAGTCACCTGTTAGATTGTTTCGGGCGAGACTGCGGTATTCGCTTGAATCCCCGTCAGCACCGTCAGTGTTGCACTCGCAATCTTGACGACTTCCTTCTGGATATTCACAAGCTGCTCTGTTTTCTTCGCTTGGTTCGCAAGCGGGTCGCCTGTTCCTCTCGATGCAAGACGTCCTTCAAATGCTTGGAGCTGTCCGACTTCAGTTGATTCTTTTAGTGTGGCTTCTTTCGCTTTTTTCGCTTCTTCCTCGCGATTCTTCTTCTCTTCTTCGTTCTTCTTCTCTTGCTCTTCGAGAGCCTTAATTTCGTCTCGTAACACTCGGCCTTGCTTGATCGCTTCTTCAGTCACTCCGCGCTTTCTTGCCTGCATCTCTGCGGCGGCATCTGCCCCTTGCTCCAGCGCCAGCTTCTGCATCTCCAGCGACTCAATGTAGCCGTCCGTCGCCTCTTTCTCTCGCCTGATTCTCTCCTCTTCCTTTTTCGCGTCATCTTCTCTCTGCTGCTCTGCGGTAATCTGTTCCCGAATTGCAGCGACCTGAGCCCGCGTCTCCGCGCTGACCCCTTCCATACTAAGACGATACTCTTCAGCGGCATCGGCTCCGTGCTGCAGCGCAAACAACTGCATCTCGAGCGAGTTCACAAGAGACTTCTGTTTGTCGTCCATTGCTTTTGCAGCTTGTTCGGATTCTTGGTCTGCCTTCAGCTTTTCCTTTGCAGCCTGCGTCGCTTCATGAGCAAGCATTAACTGAGACCGCTGCTCGTCAGTAACGCCTTGCATTGCTCCGAGCCGTTCCATCTCGGCCCGCGCTGCCGCCTCTGGGTCTTGAATCGCAGTCAACTCGCGCTGCAGTTTTAGAATCTGGTCGTTGACTTGCTTCTGAGCGTCTGCAATCTTCTCGCGTTCCTTCGCTGCTTCTTTTGCTTTCGTGAGATTCTGATTCTCGCCGGCCATTGCATCCGAGATTGCCTTGCGTTCTCTGCGGAGATTGTCAATCTCCGACTGAGCCGCTTCGACGCGAGCCTGCACGACTTCGACCGTCTGCGCGTCGTTCATGCTGTACCAGTGCGAGACTTCTTCGAGCCGCTTCTTCGCGTTAGCCAGCTCCTTTTCTTGCTCCGTCCAAAGCTCGTTAACTCTCGCCAGCTCGGCCTGCTGAATCTTCAGCTTTTCCTCGGGAGTCTCGGCAAGCTCGGCAATTTGAAGCTGCATGCGAACATGCTCGCTCAGCTTTTCGTTAATGAGCTGCTGACCGTTCTTTTGAAACTCAATTGTTTCTTCGACCATGCGCTTGTATTCGCTGGTCTGCGAAATCCAATCAGCCAGCATCTTTCCGATTGCTACGCCGGCAATCGCCGCGCCGAAATACACGCTTGCCTTGCTCGCACTTTGAATGGAGCCGGACAGTCCCTTTGCCTTTTCTGCCGCTTCTCCGATTAGTACGCCAGCCTTGCCAATCGGCCCAACGTCTATGCCGATCGCCCCGAGAACATTGAAGATACCGCCGAACGACTTGGCGGCTTTACCGGTCTTGTCAAGTTGCTTTTCGACTTGGGCCAGCGTCGGACTAAACTTGTCCACGCCTTCAATTACGAATTTGACTGACTCGTTTGACATGCTACCTTCCGCGATTCCTTGCTGACTCGGCCAAATCGGTTTCGTACTTCAACAGATTTGCAAAGTCCAAAAACCACGCTGCCTGATTCAAGGTTCCGCCTGCAACTGGAAGCATCCCCTTTTCAAAATAGTTCGCCAGTTTCGCCGCATAGTACAGCGGCAAGTCAATCGTCTGCTTCGGACAAGTATCAATGTAGTAATACCCCTGCCAACTACAGTCCTCGCAACCATATTCGTCGCAGCAAGGACACGCAATCATTAGGGGCTCGTTTCGCGTCGGGGCATTTACGCAACGGCCCGAGCAACTCCCGCAGACTAGCCCCGCTCGGATCATGCCGAGGGTTCTAACCTTTTTTTTTCCGTGTTCTGAACCGAGTTCGCAACGAGACTCTTGCGAATCAGTTCCAATCCTTCCGATAACTGAAGCACTTGATACAGATTCTCCCTGCTGTACTCGAGTGCTTCGCCGCTGCGATTGCTCATGTTACGCCAGCCGATAAAGCATGTTGCGAGTCCGTTCACAACATTTCCGTACAGCTCTGTCGAATCCTTGCTCTGGTCGAGTTGATCGAGAATCGTTCCGACCATTAGCTTCTGTCCCATTGACAAGGCGTTGCCGATAAACACAGGCCGAGTTTCTATCGGCTTGTCCTCATCCCAATCGAGCCATACTTCATAAGTCACTCCCGGTTCACATGCTCGCGGCATACTACCTCCCATTACGGTGCGTCAAATAGAATCGTCAGTTCATCGTTTCCTGCCGAAGCGTTGCGGTTGCATTGGAAGTTAACCGTTTCAGCCAGTACGCCGCCACGGTCAGTCTGCGCCACGCTGGTGATCTGCGCTTTCGGTGCTGCGATTGTAATCTGGTCAGTTGCGTTTTGAATAGCAACCGATAGTGCCTGTTCGGCTTGACTGAGCCATTTCCCGTAATAATCAAACGTGGCTACCAAAGCCGATTCTGGGTCGAAGCTGCCAATCGTGTTGCGGCTGATGATACATGCGCTCGCAAAGCCGGAACCGTCTGCTGCTGACGCGCACGGGCGAAGATAGATTTGATTCCCGATGTCAATCTCCAGCTTGCTCCAGCAAGGGCTCCATGTTCCAAAAGTAAATGCGGAGTTGGCTGTCCGCATCGGTGCGCTCGCTTCGTAAGTCGGCGTGAGCAAAGCAACGTCGGTGACCGCACACCAGACTCCAGTAAACGTAAATTCAAATACAGCGGCCTTGCCTGATTCAGCAACAATCTTTACGGTTCCAGCACAGCCGCGGAGTACCTTAAACATTCCGTCAATGTACATACCGATTGTTAGCGTCTTAACATTCGCACCGGGAGTCTCAGACCTAAGCGAAAACGTGCCAGTCGAGTTTACTAAGCCGCAGGCCGGAAGAAACGTCGTTGCCCAGCCGGGAACGCCTGCAGCGCCATTTCCATAGGCGTGCGTCTTAAACGAAACAGTCCCAGCATAACCTTCTGGAATTGAGGTCATTGTTGAGAACGAGCCCTGAGCCATGCGCGGAGTCATTCCGATATTCGGCTGCAACTCAAAGTCCATTACGTTAAATACAGCATCTGCCGCTGCCAAAGTCTCCTTCGTTCCGCTCGTCGCTTCGATCTTAGCAGCAAGAATTTTTCGTCGTGTAATCAAAGGCATAACTGTCTCCTAATCTTGTAGTTGTCCGTTTTCGCGCAAAACGTGTTTCATTTCGTGAATGATTCTTTGCTTTAAGTGCATAGCGAGGAATTCTCGCTCTGGTCCTTGAAGATTGTTGCGAGTGTAGTAACCCCAAGGAGATACGCCGACAATTTTAATAATCGGAAGTGTCGCTTCGCCGACGCGGATGAACGCATTTCCTTTCCACTTTGCACTTTTCTTAGTCCGGTATCCTTTTCCTTTCTTGAGCCTTCGTGTTGGTCCGTAAAAACCACGCGGCAGAAACAGTCGCTTGTCGTCCTTGCCGATCTGCCAAGAGAATCCAGTCGCCTCCTGCTGCCCCTTGAAGTGCCGAGTGCCAAGCCGACCGGACCGCTTCAGTTCGATAATCGCGCCCGTCTTCCCCCAGTTCCCTTTCTTCGAGTCCTTCTTTGCAATCTTCGGCTTAATGTGACTTGCATCGGTCACTTGGCGAATCATGTTCGTCTTGCCCAAGTCCGCAGTTCGCTTCGTCGCGCGTCCAATCGCCTTCTCGATTCCGTTTGGAATTACTGCGAGACGCTTTCTCAAGCTGTCGATATCGTTTGACTGAACATTAACTTCGATCATGACCGAGACTCAAATGGATTATCTTCGGACACTCGGAACGTGACAGTCAAGTTTACCCTCACACCCGAGACTTCATCAGTAACAAACTTTTCTACCGACGTAATCTTCGTATCAATGCCGAGCGTGTCCCAGTTATGCCAGCTGACCGCATCGGTCAACGCCTTAATTATGTCCGTCTGGAATTCATTCTGCAGCGTATCGATCGGAGTGGTGTCGTCCTCACTCGGACGAACGAGCCCTGTAACCGTTACAGGCATATCCCATGCGACCGCAGGTGGATTGCCCGGACAGGAAAGCAGCGCGTTCTCCGTGAGCGAAGAGCTGACGACGATAATCTGGTAATCCAGCGGGCTCTCGGTCCAGAACCGAGCCGGTCGAATTACGGTCCCGTTTACAGTCGTCTCGTAGCCATCATCTTCGTCGATGAGCTGGAGCCGCTGTTTTATCTTGAGCAGAATTTGTTCTTGAATCGATATTGCCATTACCGCAACGCTATCTGTAGCATGCCGTGGTCGTGATTCTGGACCTTAACGATTGAGCATTGTTTCTTAAAAATCTTGTTCAGTCTCCAGATGATCTCAACACGGTCCCCGCCCGTATCGACTTCTTCTCCAGAGATGCCGTCAGTCTTGTCATTCTTGACGTAGATAACGTAGGTCAACGAAATGACATTCCCAGCTTCGTCCATCAACGCCGGTGGCTCACGGTCCACAACCGCAAGGATTGTGCGTGAGCCACCGTCGCGTGGAAGATAGGTGACAGTCTCCGCAAACTCATCTTCCGACAAGAACACGGTCAACATATCGTTCGACATAGACTGTCGCAGCGTCATTAGACTCGTCGCGCCCGCCAGTAGATGTAGTCAATTGAAACACTGTCCGTGTTGTTGTCGGCAGTCTTTTGAAGCTGCACGAACGGTTGAAGCTGACCAGTCGCAGCCGCCATCGTGAACAGAGTACTGGCGGCAACTCGGTCACCGTCGATAAAGAAGCGAACGTCGTTCTTTCCCGTGGCAAACGAAATCACGAACCGCTTATACGAAGCGACCAGCGTTCTGCCGGTTGCCCTGTCATCGAGGTCGGTCGTGCCGTCGTCAGTTTCAACTACAACCGAGTTGTTTCCGACCAGCTTGAACTGAGCGTTATTCGTCGTCGAGTCGGTGTTGTCGTTGCGATTCGATTGCAGGCCGAACGTCAACGTGGTTGCCGAGTCCAGCACCGCGACCGTCCTAATACGGAACTCAACGTCAATCAGCTGATCAACGTCGAGCTGGAGCTTGTCACCGAAGTCCAGACAGACGTTCTGTACTTCAGCCGTCGCGTCATGCGCCAGAGTCACCACGCCGCCATGAGCAGCCGCATCCTTTGTGTAGGTCGGCGTTCCCGCAGCGCTCGTGTCAGTAATCTTCCACACGCCCTCGCCCACGGTCGCCGCAATCGTCGCGCCGCCCATGAAGTCATCGCCACCGGTCACGTAATCTTGAACAGGATATTCCATTGCTATGTCCTCAAAAATGAATCTTTTGTTTGTTAGGCCGTTAAGTCGAAACGCGATTAGGCGTTGTGATACTTGTACAAGCCGCGCCAGTCGATCGGAGCTACGCCGAAAGTCTGCCGAATCTTGTACTTGTAGCAGTCGGTATTGAAGTCCCACTCGTTCTCCAGAACCGGCGACTCTTCGCCTTGGAGGAACGATACTTCGACGGTATCGACTGATGCGTAATCGGACGCAAGGAACCACGCGGTCGTTGAGTAGGCATCGAGCAACGGTTCAACAATCAGGTTCAGAGCGCGAACGCCGCTCGGCCCGTAAATGTTGTTCGTGTTCGCATTGCCTGCAGTGTTTCCACCGGCCAACGGATCGGCGGTCGAAGTGATCAGCTGAGCCGCAGTTGCCGACAGAGCAGCCGGAACGATCAGATGCTTTGGCGTGATTGCCAAGATCGTATCGCTGTTCATGCCCTTCTGAACCATCATTGCTGCATAAGCAGTGTTGAGGGTCGCAACGGCCGGGGCCGCAGATGCATTCGAGAAGTTGCTGCCCGATGCGTGTGACGCGGAGAACAGACCAAAGGTGTCGCTCATCGTCGGATTGCTGGTCAGCACGTTGTAGCACACCTTGTTCACCTTCCGCTTCGCAGCGTTTCCGTGCATCGCTGGAATGCGGGAAATGGCGTCCAGATCGTCGTTCACAACGGTTTCCCAAGTGACGGAGAACATCGCACCGTACTTTTCAACCTTGTAAGTTTCCCTCTGGTCGGTCATCACACCCTCTTTGTACGGGCGTGCTTCGGGAACGACTTCCAAATCCGGTGCTTCCGAGAAGCGGATTCGGTTAATCGCCTTGAAGTCCGCAACCGCTGGGGCAGTCCGCACCCAAGCCTGATAGGTCGTGTTCGCTTCCTCGTAGGCGGCGAGGAGGGTCTTGTTCGCAGCATCGAGCAGCAGGTTCGCAAACATGCCAGTCGTGTGATACGAGCGTTCGATGTTGAACCGGTTGCAGGACGACGGAGAGCCCATCGCCACGAGCGCAATGTCGCGGTCGCTCATCCGGTCGGTATTCACGCCGGCTCGCTGCAAAATCTTCTCGGCCATGCGCTTCAATCCGAAGTGCTTGAACTCGTCCGAGCCAGAGGCGGGCCGTCCGTCGGCAAACGGGCTTGCCTTCAAGCCTGCGCCGCGAAAGGCACGTTGCAGCAGGCCATCGCGAATGGCTGCGTTGAACTTGTCATCTCCGCTGCGGGTCACTTCGATTCGCTCGTGGCCCGAAGTAGAGCCAATGGGCTTGCTTCGCATGATTTTCTCCAAGATCAGTTTGCGAGCGATTTTCAAAGGCACACGCTTGTTGCACAGCTTATCGGCATAGGCTCGCTCAACTCCACTCGCCTTACACAGGGCAACGATTTCATTCCGCCGCTTTTGGTCATACGCCAACATGCGGCTCAACTTCTTTTGAATCTGTTCTGAATCGTCGGTCATCTCTTCGCGACAGTTCTTGACTTCTTCCTTCTTTGGGTCAGACTCACCCATTGCTTTCTTGATCTCTTCGTCCATCGCCTTTTGGACTTCTTCTTCTGGCGGCATCATTGGGTCATCGGTCATCTCTTCTGCCTGCTCGATAGGCGGTGCGACTGCGGATTCATCTTCCGCCCCCTCGCTCATCATGCCCATCAGCCAAGTCAACGCCTCTTCGGCATCTTCAATCTGCTCAGGCATACCTTTGCCAACAAGATTCGCCTTCAGTTCCTCAGCAATTGCTCGCTCGATTTTCTGTCCCATGTCACTTCCTTTTCCAAAAAAATATGCCCGCTTAAGTTGGCGAACTGTTGATGTTTCGTCTGCTCCAGCAGCAACCAGACTTGCATCACTAGGAATCCACTTGCCGCGAAGGTTGTACGTTTCTCCTCTGCGAATCGAGAGGACGTTTTTGGGAGTCGCCGTGATGGAGAAGTCGGTCAGGTGGCCGTCCTTCAACTTCTGGAACGCTCTCTGGCTGTCCTCGTCAGCTGCAAACATCGCATCACCGACGAGCTGCCCATCTTCGACTCGCAGATTCCGCACAGAGCCGAGCACATTCCGCACAGTGCTGCGGTCGTGGGAGTCAACAATTGGCAGTTGCTTCTTCTCGGTGCGGAACTTCATTCCGTCCATTAGAAGTATTTCACGAATCACCAAGTCTCGCTCTTCGTCGTATCGCTCGACCGGATTCTCGCTCGCCACAACGACCTGAACGCTCTTTGTTCCTTCGTTGGCCGTGCCTTCGCGCACACTGACCATGCGGAGAATCATTCGATTATTCTTCATCTTCAGCCTCTGTCGGCGTTGTGATTTCGGATTGTTCTTCGATGACGATCTCGCCGTTCTTCTTCGAATCGACGATTACCTCGTCCAGCTCGTTCATAATCTCATCCAAATCTTCCCCGAGAGCCAGCCTGCGACGAATCTCTTTCGAGTATTCCTCAAACTCAGCGTTGCTCCCAGCAGTCTGAATGTATTCTTCTTCGCTGACGAACGAGTGTTCTTCGTTCCCTTCGTCTTTTGCCATTAGTCTCCCCCGTCTGCCAAGTCTGCGTCAGCTTCAATGACCATCTTCCAATCCCCTTGAACCTTCTGCCATGACTTTTTCTTGATTGTGTACCGCATGTTTCGCGGCATCAACACTTCGTTTTCGTGTGCATGCAAACTGAAACTCTTGATTGGAACACCGTATCGTGTGTTGACTTTCATCAACACGCCGCCTCTTCCGCCTGAGAATCCGCTTGCTGTATCAAAGTCGTTCGTTGTCGAGCCAAACCCCTTATCCACAATTGACTTACCAACTTCCGTGTGCATTAAATCATACGAAAGCAACCGACTCGACACGCCACGCATTACTGTCACCGGCTTTTCCAGTTTGACGCGAGTTACCGCATCAAGAGCAACGATGCTTTTCTTTTGCTGCGGAGTCATTTCGTTTAATGTGTTTCTGCGTAGCTTTGCATTGATCCCAGCATACGCTGAGCCGCTATAGTCTCGTATTGCGTCTTTTGCACCTTTACTCCCGTTGACTACGGCAGTTTGGCTATCGGTCGGCTTGGGATATGGCATCGTCGTGTCTGCCCATGCAGTTGGTCTCGATTTGTACGGCCCAGACCCATGTGTCTTATCAAGCTGCTTCGCATACTCTTCAACTTCATTTGTAACCTTCGTGCGGTGAAGATCACTCTCTCCGTGCTTGAACGGCTCTGGAGCAGGAGGAACTGGATTGACTGGTCCTGTATTGATTCCGTTGACAACTGGATGCTTTCCAGCGCCCGGAATCTTGGCTGCTTTCTCTTTCGCCGCCTTGCTTACCTTCGTCAGCTTCTCGGTCACAGCCGCCGATGCAGCTGCGGGGTCTGCTGCGGCCTGCGATAGCCCGACAAGGTGAACCTGTGCCGCGCCACCGATCTGAATCTTCTTCTCCTTGCCTGACGCGTCTTTGTAGGTGATTACCTTTAAGCCCTTCGGCTTATCCTCAATCGAAACGACTTCACCTTCGTGAACCGTGTTCGAATTGTACTTTTGAATCGTCAAGTTCTGACCAACCTTGATATCGTTCTTGGTAATCTTCTGCGGCGTGCCGGCTGGAACCTTTGCCTTGGCTTCTGATTTCGGCTTGCTTTCAGTTGATGCTGGTGTTGCGGTTAAAGGTGCGGCAGGAACAGAGGCAGTTGGAACGTCGGAAACCTTTCCGGCCCATGCTTTCATACTGTCCAGCCGTTTGCCAATCGTGTCTTTCAAGTTATTCGGTGCGGCTGCGACAATCGAATCTTTCTTGCCGTAGAGCGTGTTAATCTGCACCGCGACTTCTTGGTCGGTCAAGTCACCAAATACGCTCTTGTTATGCTTTCGCATTGAATCGATTTCTGGAACGTCTGACGTGAACGCCTTTACGCCGCCTTGGGCTCGATACTCCAGCGAGCCGCCGTTATCGATTCGAACAGGAGTTCCGTCAACTGTAACCAGAATGTTGTCTTTGTTCATTCCGACCACATCCCAGTTTGCGACTAGCGCATCAGCGGCGAAATTCTCTTTCAGCTTTTTTATTGCGGCTTCCTGCTGCGGCTTGGGCAGCTTTCCAAGCTCAATGCCGTCGATGTGTTCTGCGACTTGATACGTTCCAGCCTTTGTTCCAGTTTTTTCGTGATAGATATAACTCGGCGGAACGGGCACACCCATAGCGCCGTAGAGTTTATTCGCTGCGGCTTCGCTTTGTATGTGCTTCGGGTTAGAGCCTTGCTTCACTACCCACTTGTTGCCTTCATCATCCTCGGCCAGCATTGCTCCCGTACTTCCGCCGAGCGAGTAATTCTCTGACAAGTCGTAAATTGATCGCGGAGGCGGTGCGCCGGTTCCGATTGAGCCAGCGTTCGGCGGGCAGGTGTTATCTATGCCCCCCTCTTTTCCTGTCGGGCAGAAGGCTCTTTCATCTTTTTTTTTTGACTCGTCTTCGACCGGAGTCACTACAGTCGGCTGCTCTTCTTGCTGACGGGGAATATCTTGATTCACATCTTCGATTAGATATTCAATCGTCTCACGCTTCAGCCCGAGCCCGCTAAGAAGAACGACCGCTTGAGCATTGCTAATCGCGCTGCTCGTCAGGTCGTTAATCACGTCCATGATCGCCTTGCGGTTCCGCTGCCACTGCAGACGACTCAGGCCCATCATCTCGCCTGTAGCCGACAGAGCTTGCTCGACCTGCTGTGCTTCTGGGGCCGCTGCCTGCCCCGGTGGCGCGTTTCCGGCTGAGGCTGGGGATTCAGTCCCGCCTGCGTCCGGCTGTGGCTGCGCGGCCTGCTGGGCCTGCTGCTCGGCCTGCGATACCGGGAGCCCAGAGATCGCCGTCGGAGAGACTAGGCCGAGAGACTTTAGGAGCCGCTCTTCCTTTGCCCGCTGATAGAACACATGCCGCCAGTTCAATCCTTTCGCCCCCAGCTCGTCGGCGTAGGTCGTCTGGAACGCTTTAATGCTCAACTCGCTCGAGGTTTGCTCGGCCTGCGGATCAACCCATTCCCAGCTCGGCGGCATGTGGTCGCATGGAGCAGCGTTCGGATTTGCGAGCATCTCGGCAGCGGTCGGAAAGCCGTTTAGGTCAATCAGAGCCGCAGCCATGCAGAACTTGTTCCAGACTCGCTGATTCAGCTTCTCGATTAGATACCTCTGCAAGCGGCGGAAGCGGCGACGGTCCTCAAGCTGGCTCGCGCGGTTGCTGCTGTAGCTGGTTTGGCTGTAGTCTCGGGCGACTGTTTCGTAACTGAGTCCAGTACCGACAGCAATTCCCCGCAACATCAGCCGAATCCACGGCTCACTGGCCGAGTTCGGTCTGCCGGGATTCGCCGACTCAATCGACTCGTTCGGTGACAGGTGCATGATCATCCCCGGCTGGAGATACTCATAGCGGTTTCCGTCTGAGTCGGTCGTGTTCCCGTTCGCAGTACTCGGTGGGCCGAGTCCGCTCATGCCGCCTTCGGTCTTGATTGCTACCGTGAAACAGCTCGCGACGGCAGAAGCCTGTAGTTCATTCTCGACGTACACGCCCAAGTCTCGCAGCCAGCTAACGACTGGCGCGAACATCGAGATTCCCCGAGTCTGACCGATGCGTTGCCGATTGAAGAGATGAATGATCTCGTCGGCATCGATTCGCCGCGGGTCGCCTCGCAGAACAAACGGGTCGGTTGGATGATTGGGGTAAATCCAGTAGGCAATCGGACGGCCCAGCTCGTCGAACTCAACGCCGCGCTTGACGCGATGCCCATCACGCAGCGGAATGTTGTAGGTGTCTTTTTCTTCAGCCAGTCGGTCGGCTTCGATAATCTCGAGCGCAAGCGGGACCGGACGATAGATTCCACGGAAGCGGCGATCAACCGAAACCATGCGAATCAGCACTTCACCCGCTTCGACCATTTCCCGCATGGCCATCTGCTGAATCTCGG